TCCTTCTCCGTATCCGTTGGGGATCAGCCTGAACTGGCGGGAACCGGCCAGAACCAGCCAGGGGGAAAAGCGATTGGTCGTGATCGACCGCGATTGGAGACTGCCGGTGTTGGGGGGAAAACGTGGGGCACCGAGGTCGCACGCTGGGCTAATGCACACATGGGCGTCGAGCTGATGGGCTGGCAGGTTCACGCCCTCGAGGGCATGCTCATGTTGGATCCCGACACCGACGAACTGCACTTCCGTGAGGCGTTGGTGTCCACGGCCCGTCAGAACGGAAAGTCTGTTCTGCTCCAAGCCGTGTTGGGCTACTTCTTGACTGACGGTGCCCGGTTTCGCGGCCGCCCCCAATCGGTGCTGTCCGTGGCAAACCGTCTTGACCGTGCGGAGGCGATTCACACCGCTTTGGCCCCCATCCTCGAGGCCCAGTATGGGGCGAAGGTCACCAACGCTGTGGGCCGTAAAGCCGTCCTGATGACTGACGGTTCTCGGTGGGAGGTGCGTGCCGCCACCCCCAATTTGCACGGTGGATCGTATGACCTGATCGTGGTCGACGAACTGTTCGACATCGGCTCCAACTGCATCGACGACGCATTACGGCCGTCCATGATCGCCCGACCCAACCCGCTATTGGCGTGCTTCTCCACAGCCGGCGATGAAGGCTCCACCGTCATGATCCAAATGCGGGAAATGGCGGTAGCCGAGATCGACGCAGGCGTGTGCGGCGACACCTACTTTGCCGAATGGTCAATGCCACCCGGCGTCAACCCTGCGGACGAGCAATGGTGGGGGTGGGCCAACCCGGCGTTGGGCACCACCGTCACCGTCAAAGCGTTGCGGGCCGCGTCTAAGAAGGAGTCGTTTATGCGTGCCCACCTGAACATGTGGGTGTCCGCCCGTGGAGCATGGTTGGACGCAGGCCAATGGGCCGACCTGCAAACCGACGACCCGATGCCAGCCGGAGGAATTTTAGCGGTGGACTCGAGCGTAGACGAAGCCCGGTATGTGGGTGTCCGGTCGGTGGTGGCGGACAACAAAGCACACGTCACCGTCGAATTCGTCGCCAATTCGGAGGATCAGATGTGGTCGGAAATTGAGCGGGTCATGGCGGACAGCACGGTGCAGTTGGCCCTCACACCTACCTTGGAGATCCACTGCCCACCCAATTTGACACGTCGCACCACCATTGTCGGCTACGGCGAACTACTCAAATTCTCAAGTCTGGTGCGGTCGATGCTGGTGGAGGGCAAGGTCACGCAACGCGGACAACGCACCCTGACCGAGCACGTCTGCCGTGCCGTGCTAACCAAGACGGCACAAGGCACCGTCCTGTCATCACAAAAATCGCCGGGCCCGATCGAACTGGCACGGTGCATGGTGTGGGCGATCGCCCTGTGCTCGAGGCCCGCAATTCGAACGAAACCCATACTTGCCATAGCCCCGTAGCACTAACGTGTGGTCTGGCGACCGTCCCGTGTCGGGCGGGGCGGCCGCCACCTATCGCGAGGTAACCCATGGGCATCTTCAATCGAGGCGTGAACAAAGCGGCCGTCAGTCCGGCCCCTGAGCCGACCGTGAAAGCGGCGGCCGCAGTCGGCTCCGGCTCATTCTCCGGGTACGGCACATACGGCGGATACACCAGCCAACAGCAAGGCATCAACTTCGTCGGTGCGTACTACACCTACTACGAAGGCGAGGCCCGTAACCGTGCCATGTCGGTGCCCACGATCAGCCGTGCTCGAGACCTGCTGGCCTCGGTGATCGGCTCCACCCAACTGTGCATGTACATGGAACGGTGGAACGAAACTGAGGGCGAGATGGAGCAGGTGGATCTGGCCCCGCGATCTTGGCTCCGCCAACCCGACCCGTCCGTGCCGTACAGCACCCTCATGTCGTGGACGTTGGACGACCTGTTCTTCTTCGGCCGTGCGTTCTGGTACATTACGTCCCGCACCGCAGACGGCTTCCCGGCATCGTTCACACGCCTTCCCGCTGGCACCGTCACCACACAAGACCAGTCCGGCCCCGTCTGGTTCGCCCCCTCGAGCGAGGTCTACTTTCAGGGTGGCATGATCCCGCCCGAGGATCTGGTGCAGTTCATCAGCCCGGTGCAAGGCATCATCTACATGTCCGAACAAGCCGTAGCGACCGCCCTCCGCCTTGAGGAGTCCCGGTATCGCAACGCACAATCCGCTATGCCGTCCGGCGTGCTCAAGCAAACCGGTGGTGAGCCGTTGTCCGCACAGGAACTGGCCGATCTTGCGGCCGCGTTCAACAGTGCACGCATGTCCAACCAGACCGCCGCACTTAACGAATTCTTGGACTACACCGAAACGAAGGCGTTGCCGGACAACATGCTGATGGTTGAGTCAGCCGAATTCCAAGCCAAGGAACTGTGCCGCCTTACCAACATCCCGTTTTACTTGGCCGGTGTCAACATCGGGTCGTACCAGTACACCACCAGCCGTGGAGCCCGCGAAGACCTGTACCTGTTCGGTGCCCGCCAGTATCTCGACTGCGTGTCGCAAACCTTGAGCATGAACAACGTCCTACCGCGAGGCACCTACGTCAAATTTGACATCGACGACTACTTGGAAGGTGTCATGGAAGACGCCATGGAAGACATGCCCGAAACAACCCAAACGCCCGACACCGAACCCTTGGAGAACTGATGCACATTCAACTATCAGCAGGCTTCGCACTCGACGTCCAAGCCGAAGCAGGCGAAACATCTGGCCGTCGCGAAATTTCCGGTTTGGCGGCCCCCTATCAAGTGTCTGCGACTGTGAGTGGTGGGGCCTCGGTGATGTTCGCTCCGGGCTCCCTGCCGGTCGACGGCAAAGCTCCGAAACTGTTCATGTACCACGACGCATCACAGCCGGTCGGCCTCGTCACCGAACGACGCGAAGCGGCAGACGGATCAGGCATGCTTTTCACCGCCAAGATCGCCGCCACCGTGGCCGGTGACGAAGCCCTGCAACTGGCCAAGGAAGGCGTGCTGGACAGCGTGTCCGTGGGCGTCGACGTGATCGACTCGTACCAGATGGAGGACGGCACCACCGTCATCACCTCGGCCGAGTGGCGGGAATTGTCACTTGTCCCCATTCCGGCTTTTGCCAGTGCTACCATCACCGATGTGGCCGCCTCGGCGGACACGACTCCCGACACAGAAACCCAGCAAATCCTGAACGAGGAGAACGAAGTGTCCGAAGTCGAAGCCGCCGCCCCCGAAGCCGCACCCACCGCCCCCGCCATTTTCGCCCAGCCGCGTAAGGCCCCCCGCCTGCCTTCGGCCGGTGAGTGGATGGCCGCTTACCACATCGGAGGCGAGACCTTCGCCAAGGTGAACGGTCAGGTTGCCGAATGGAAGAAGGAGAACCAGTCGACTTTCGAAGCCGCCGCTGGTGACGTCGCTACCTCCAATACGCCGGGCCTGTTACCGGTGCCCGTGTTGGGCCCGTTGGTACAGGACATCAACTTCGTCAGGCCGGTCTGCCAGCGTCTGGGGGCTCGTGCGTATCCGGACGGTGGAGCCCAGAAGACCTTCGTGCGTCCGACCATCACCACGCACACCAGCGTCGGTGCACAGTCGGCCGAGTTCGATCCGGTGTCCGCCACCACCATGGTGATCGCCTCCAACACCGTCACGAAGACCACCCTTGCCGGTCAGGTCACCCTGTCGGTGCAGGACATGGACTTCACCTCGCCGGCTGCCATGCAGTTGATCCTCAACGATCTGATGGGCGAATACATGTTGGCGAGCGATAATTTCGCGGCCGATAACTTGCTGACCGCCGCCTCGTCGAGCGGCGTGTGGGATGGCACCGTCACCGACCTGATGAAGTCGATCTACGACGCGGCTGTCGACGTGTCCAACAACCGCAACTTCTTCCCGGACACCATCTTCGTGTCGCCGGACGTGTGGGGCCAGATGGGCCAGTTGGTGGACGGCTCCAATCGTCCCGTGTTCCCCTATGTCGGTTCGGCCGGTCTGCAGGGATTCAACGCCCTCGGCGGCGGCAACGCCACCACATGGGTCGGCTCCAACCCGCTCGGCCTCGAGATCGTCGTGGACAGCAACTTCGCTGCCAAGACCATGATCATCACGAACAGCCAGAAGGCCTTCGAGTTCTACGAGCAGGTTCGCGGACTCACCAGCGTCGAAGTGCCCAGCACCCTCGGCCGCACCTTCTCGTTCCACGGTTACGTCAGCACCTTCGCTGCCGTGCCCGGCATGATCCGCAAGATCACGCAGGCCTGATCGGAGGGGCCGCCACATGGCGACCTACACAGTCCAATACGGAGTCATAGTCCCCGGCTACGTCACCGCCACCACCCTCACCCCCAACGAGATCGTGGTGGGCGGATCGGTGACAGTCGCCGGTGTGGGAGCGGCGTACAACGGCACGCACACGGTGTACGCCCTCCCGCAGTATTTGCCGGTCAACGTTGGAAGCGACGGCATCATCGAGTACGACACTTCGTACCCGTTGGCCAACGCGGTCATGTGGGCGTCCAACCAGACGCCCGAGGACATCAACGCCATCACCGGCACGATCGCCTACAGCCCGACATGCACTTGGATCACCTACACGCAGATTCAAGATTGGCTGGGCATCACGCTTGCTGGCGGATCCGAGACCGCGTTTCTAACGCAGTGTGCGGCCGCCGCCAATGCGTTCTGCTATCGCCGGCGTCAGGAGTCCGGTTACATTGACGCACTGGCCACCAGCCCGTCCGGCGACGTCACCTTGGGCACGATCATGTACGGCGGAGCGTTGTACCGTCAGCGTGGAGCCATCGACCAATTCGCGTCGTTCTCCGAGATGGGCCAAGCCCCCACGGTCGGCCTGTCACCGTTGATCAAGCAACTGTTGGGCATCAGCCGTCCGCAGGTCGCATGAGATGGCCTACACCGACCTATTCAACGAAGCCATCGACGACCTGTCAGCAACGCTGGCAACGATCAGCGGACTGCGTGTCGTCACCGATCCCGCCAAGATCAACCCGCCCTGCGTGTTCTTGGATGCTCCGTCGTGGGAGTCGTGGAACGGCAACATCGTAAAGATGACCTTTCAAGCTCGAGTGTTTTCGCTGGGCCCGTCCAACCTTGACGCACTCCGCGACATTCTCGCCATTTGTGCCAAGTTGCTCGAAAAGAATGTGGCGGTGATGGACGGCCGCCCGGTATCCATCCAAATCGGTGGCCAAGAATTCCCCGCCTACGACCTCACAATTCCCCTACAAGCACAGGCAGGTTGACAATGCCGTATCGCATCACATCCACCCGTATCGGCGAACTGGGAGCCATCTACGAGCCCGTGGAGGGCGTCAACGTGGAAGCCTTGATCGCCGGAGGATTCATTGAAGCCACGCACACTGGCACCGGCAAATCTGCTAAAAATAAGACCACGGCTCCCGACGCTGGCAACCATCCCAAGGAGTAAACATGCCCACGTCGACCTACCTTTCCAACCCAGTCGTGACCATCAACGCGGTCGACTTGTCCGACCAGTGCACCTCGGCCAGCATCAGCCAAGCGTTTGATCAGTTGGAAAACACTGCGTTTGGTGACACGGCCCGCAAGTACACGGCCGGACTCCAGACGAACAGCATCACGCTCGAGTTGTACTGGTCGACCGCCTCCACCGAAACCTACGCCAGCCTCAAGTCGCTCGTGGGCACCAGCACCAACATCACGATCAAGGGATCGTCCGCCGCCACCTCAGCCACCAACCCGCTCGGCACCCTCACCGGAGGCTTCCTTGCCGAATTGCCCGTCGCCTACACCATGGGCGAACTGGCCACCGTGTCTATCACCTTTAACGGTGGCACATGGGCATGGTCTGAATCCTGATCTAAACCCAACCCGAAAGGCCCGACATGAAACTTCATCTCAAGGTTGATTTAGGTGATGGCCCGTTTGTGGTCACCACCAACCTGCAAACCGTGATCGCATGGGAACGCAAATACCGCAAGAAAGCCGGTGACCTCGCTTCCGGCATCGGCATGGAAGACCTCGCGTTTATGGCGTGGGAATGTTGCAAGCGTGACAAGGTCGTGGTGCCCGTTGAGTTTGACTCGTTCATCAGCCGTCTGGTGGAACTCGAGGTGGTGTCGGAGGAAGCGGTAGGCCCTTTCTCCCCGGCACCTACCGACGCTCATTAGCAGAACTGCTAATCAGCACCGGCTGGTGGCC